CTCTGATTTTTGGCTCGCTCCAAAAAGTTAGTGCAGGGGTATTTATCGAATTATTGTCAAAGAACGCTTTTGGTTATTTTCTTTTTGTTTCTTAAATGCAAATCGGCTCTACGTCCTTGTTTAGCAAGGTCGCTTGTGCCGTGGCAAGTCGATAAACTCGAGACGTGCTGAGATAAGTGTAAGCCATCTTGCAAAGATGTCTCACTGCTGGAACGGTGCGGTTTAATACGGTCGCAGTGGTCGTTATGCTGAATCCTGCGTGTATCATCTGCTCAACGACCATACATCGTGTCATTACGAGGTTTTCTGCTCTCGACTTGCCGAGAACGTCTTCTCTCGTAATACTTAATTCTCCGTTCGGCAGTTCAATGGCGCAACACTTTATTACGTTGTCTATAACTCGCCATAGTTCTTTCTCCTTGTCATTCATAATAAAATGTTTTAATCGTTGCCCAACATAGAATCAATCATTCCATCAATGGCTTCATCGGTCATACTCTCTTTGACAGAGGCATCACCGCCAATCGATTTCATCAGCATACCTATCCAAGGATTGTCACTCTCCATGGTGGATTGTATCTGCTCCTTGTAGGCGTCATAAAGCTCGCCCGATTCCGCGAACTCCAAAAGAACCGTGCGCAAGGCTTTCACTACGTAATTATCCATCAGCAAGGGATTGTCCCTTGCCGATGATAATTTAGTAAGAAGCACAGCCAGTGCTTCATGTAATTGTTTCTTCTTCATATAGTCTTTCTTTTAAATTTATAAAGTCAGCGACTTAGGTTTTAAATAAAATCACCTTCTAAGAGCTCATCTATTGTGTAATTTCTGAAACCCTCTTCTTTAAGCATATCAATATAGTTTCTCCATACTGTATCATCAGTCATATATCCACCATATTGTGTGCCCCAACCGTGAAATCCCATTACGAATATTCCACCTTTTTCTATTGCCTGTTTAGCGCAAGCCCTTACAGTTGGAACAAGTTCATTAAAATCACCCTTAAAACTGCTATCAAGACCAGAGATATTCAATAATCTTTCCATTCCTTTATATGGATAATACAATAAGCATTTTCCTTCAGTTTTCGATGGATGTATATAACTAGACCAATGATGATATATCATTTGAGCTGGGCTACGCATATAACCTTGATACTTATCATTATCAAAAGCAGCCGATGGATTTGACAGCACTTTTGCTCCACGTATGAATCCATGTTTTACCATAAATCTTTCTGATTTACTTACTTGTTCAAAGACTTCTTCCTTTGATTGACCTCCGTATATCTGATGGTTCCATGTGTGATTAAAGATAAAATGTCCTTGTGCTGCTGATTTATATATTTGTTCTAACGTTCCATGATTACTACCACCTATCCAATTTGGAACAATAGATAAATTCAATGGTATCCCTTTTTCATAGGCATAATCTGCCATTGAAGGAACGTTTGGATTGTAATTATCTACAATCGTCAAAATACCTCCATTACTCATTTTTTCAACAACATCAAAAGTGCCAATAAATACATCTAATATAGAACTTGCTGCATTATTCAGATTTATTCCTACATGAGTTACCTTTGTCACATCAAAGTTTTCTCCTATATTTGATGATGCCAATGGTATATTTAAGCAGAAATGGAACACACCTCCTCTGATATAGGCAGGCATTTCGCTGTTATATGCATTATTTAGTTTTATATATGCTCTGTTACTATTATCTAATTTATTGTTTGAGTATAATGAAATGTTTATAATTCCAAGATTTGTAACATTAAAGTCCAAAGGTATTTTTATAGAACCACGTAGAACATTATAAGTCATATCTATCTCTGATGATAATTTTCCTATAAAAATACCACCATCTGTTTTGTTGGATGTATTATTGCTCTTTACCAGCAGCATCTCATTATATACCCCATAAACTTCATCATATACTTTCTTTGTGGTTTCAATACTGCCATAACTGTTTTTCGTCTCCCAATTATCAAAAGAAACAGTTGCCAGAGAAGGACGATTTTGAGTTTTCAAACACAAAGGGGCATTATTGTAATTAGACCACCTGCTTAATATTTTTCCCTGCTCTGCTGATAATGCTTTAGCAGAGCCTCCATCAGTTAAATTATTGACAATTTCCAATTCAGAGATATTGCCTGAATATCCACTATTTCCCTGCTCTCCTTTGTCTCCCTTTGGTCCTTGTGGACCAGTTTTACCTTGTATACCCTGCGGTCCTTGTGGACCAGTCAAGCCAATATTACCTTTAGGACCAGTTTCTCCAGTCTCACCTTTTTCACCTTTTATTCCAGAAAAAGCAAAATTAATTCCATCGCCATTAGATTCAACATTTATTGCTGGATTTCCTACAGTATTATCAACACTGGCAGTTATACTTGGCAATGTTATTTTATTTTCAATTAATTCACCCGATTCCTTATCAAAGATATAAGTTTTATTATTATATATACAAATTGTTGATTTTGAATTTGGCAATAACTCTAAAGTCTTATCTCCTTGCAATACAACTTTAAGTTTTTTATATGATGAAGAATAATATATATCATACATACTTAATGAACTTGAGTTTGTAATACTCTTTATTTCAATTATATGATTCATAAGATAAACATTACCTTCAATAACTCTCAGAAAAATTCCGTTTAATTCAAGCAGATTATCCTTTGCATAATTTAAATCTGAAAACTTTTCTACATTACCTTCATTACTAATTTCTTCGCAATACCTTAGCTTTAGTGATAATGGATTAAACATTATATCACCCTTTTTAAATGAATACGCAGCAAATTCGTCGGAAGATTTACCAATTGCTTTTAGTTTAATAACACCAGTATTATATGAAATCTTATACAATTCCTTAGACTCATTAATGCCAATAACATTATTCTCCCGATTATCATCAAAGTCATGAACAACGTTATTCTTGTCTAATTTGTCGTTTTCCAATGTTGAGACTTTGTTTTCTACATCACCAATACTAGCGGAAAGACTACCATCAGAAGACTTTATCGTAATGTGTACTACAGTCACAGTTGAGCCTGTACGTAAATAATTTGCATCAATAGAAGGTATGAAAACTGCATCCGCCCCGACAGATGGTTTAGGTACTTCTTCAACAACTTCCCCATCAGGTGTTAGTCTTGTTGCCCAAACTGAGTCGCCTAAATCTCCATCACAACTTAAAGTGTATTTGTTTCCTTTAACAAATTTGCATGGAGTAGATATTCCTGATGTTGTGGATGTCTCAAAATTTATGAATATTCCTTTCAATTCATTCCTTAAGCCGCTTACTTTGGAACCCACTTCGTCAATGGCTTCCTGCACGTTTCCGGCCTCCAGTCCGCTGTTCTCGTTATTGTACACGACTTTCTTTGCGGCTGAAACGTTTCCAACCGCAACACAAAGCCACTTGTCCGTGTTGATGTTCTCAACGGCTCCGTCCGCTCCAATCTGGGCAGGAGCAGACGTATTGTCGTCAATCTTGCTCTGGTACGTTGAGCCAAGCATGGTCACCTGGTTCAATCGCTGGTAAGTAGTACCCTCCTGGTACTCTCCCTTTGAAATCGGGATTTTACCGATATTTAATTTTGTTGCGCTCATATTGTTATTTTTAAATGATTTCTTGTTCAATGATTACATTCCCATCCTCATCTGTAGAAACAGAGCTGATGGTAGAGTCTTGACCGATGATGGCATTGAGATCGCCAGTCTCATCGTCAAACTCGATGGCGAGAAGGTTTCTGTTCAACTTCTGGTCAAGTTTTTGCATGGAATTATTAACATCCTCCGTATTCGCCTTCTTGGCTATCTCGGCATCCTGTGCGGTATTCTTGGCGGTCTGCTCTGAAAACGATTTCTTCACCTCTTCAGCATTAGCTTTCTTTTCCAGCTCAGCATTAACCCTAGCAGCTTCCGCTGTAAACTTAGAATCTACGTCAGCCGCATTAGCTTTTGTCGCCAGGAGACGGTTCATTTCTTCCTTGTCTGCCTTCTTGCCAAGTTCAGCATCAACAGCCGCCTTGTCTGCCTTCTTTCCGATTTTGTCTTCTTGTTCTTTGGCAATATCTGCAAGGCCAGCGAGAGCACCGCCTACCCTCTCGGCTGTGTTCTCGCCCACCTGCGTAGCGTTCTTGACCGCTTCCGCCTGCTGTTTAATTTCGTCTATTGTTGCCATATATTAATCTCCTATTGCGTGGATGTGTGCCCTCGTTCCTCGCTGTGGCTTTACCTCCCCTTTCGGGGTGAATGCCTTGAGGTATTCTAGTGCATCGGATAAATATCTTTCTGCCATATCCATAATGTCGTTGTATTGCTTGTTGCTCGATACATCTTGAACATGGTCTGAATATTCGTCTCTGTGGTGCATTCCACCTGCTCGGCTTATAATTGTGCCATCGGCACGAAAAAGTCTCGCATAAGTGAAATAAGCGAGTGCCTTGCGTATTCCGCTGGTGTACTTATGCACCTTGGTTTCGTCTTGGCTGCAATCGCCCTCCTTCTTTGTGGTGTATTCGCCACCGTCCAGGAAAGTTGCAGGCTGGAAATCGGGCAATACCGAATCACCCCACTCTCCCTGCTCGGCCGCTGCCTTGAACCGCTCCCACCCGATGGCTGGTATGATGTTCGCATCTTCGCATTCACGAATGTATGCGTTAACATCATCCTCATCTAGGTGTGCGCTAGTCGGTCGTGCCAGTTCTCGGAACTGGTCTACCGTGATAAGTTGTTTTCTTGTCTGTCCTCCCATAGGCTCAATCAATTAATCTATCGTGTTGTTCCCTGCCACCTCGCTGCTGATATACTTCAACGGCTGCAGCTTGGGGTCTAGGTTCTGAATGGCAGGATCGTGCCAGCTCTTGAAAATCTTCTTGAAGGCTCGCTCGATGAAACGCTGCTCGGTCGTCACTTCGCCTGCATAGTACTCGTAGGCATCCTGCATCACTTGTCCGCTGAATCCCAGCTTGCCAATACGGATTGAGTAGAAGAGTTCTTGATGGAACTGTGCGTAGATGCGCTCGATAACGCTGCTGTCGGTCACTGAAAACTCTTTGTCGAAGTTCTTCGTAGGGAAAGCCACAACCTTCGGTTCGTCTTCCTCGTTCTCAACCTCTACCGCAAGAATCTTCGCTGTGTTCTCGTCCCCTTGGAACTGCAAAAGGTCTTCATCGGAAATCATCTGTCCGCTCTCCAACTCTTCGCCTTTCTCGTTGAACTTAGGAACGCCCTTCTTGGTTACGAGCATACACGATACGAGGAAGTTGTTGCGGACGTTTCTCATCTTCACGTTGCCCAGTCCCTCATCGGTCGAAATCTCCGTGATGGCAGAATCGTAGCTGGCTGTCGGATAGATATACTTTCCGTCTAGGCTCTGCCACAGAATCTGCCCATTGTAGCTGTCGATACCGCCAGCGTTCTCAATCTGTTCAAGAACGATGTCGGGGTCGGGATTGAAGGTGTTGATGCGCTCGATGGTCTTCTCGTTCACCATCAACCGCTTTCCGTTCCTCGTTTTCTTCTGCTCCCAGTCGGGGTGCAGCAAGACGTGCGCCACGTTCCCCTTGTCGTCCGTCTCTTCCAGTCGGCAATTTTCAAAGGGTACGTGGCTCACGCTCGACACCTGCCCGAGAACGTTGTAGTTCACGTGAAGGGCGAAGCCTCCAAACCTAGCGAGGTCGCCCGATACGTTCCGAAGCAAATCGTCTGCCGTATCCCCCTGCTGGTTCATCGCCAACGCTGCTAGAATGTCGCTGTCGAAGCCGTAGCCCTCAATGAATCGGGCGTAGCGGTTAAGGCAGAGCATTGCCGTTCCGCTGGCTTCCGTGATGCGTGCGAGGTTCTGCGGATATAGATTATCATATCCGTATGCCTGCATCTTGAATCGGCTCACGTAGCCAATATCAATTCTTCGCTTCGGCTTCTTAACTGTCTTTACGTTCATCTTGCTTGTGTCGTTTTACCTGTTGTTTTATTACTCTTCCTTGCCTGCTTTTTCGGCTTGGTCGAGGTCTTTTTTCTTGTCGCTGCCTGCTTTTTCGGCAGGATCTTTCCCGGTGGTATCATCTGCACCGCTGTCGCTGCCTGCTGGCGGCTGTTTGTTCTCGATAAGTTCCTCGCTGGGTATTTTCTGAAAGTAGCTCTCCATGTGTGGGTACTTTGTCAGATATTCGTGCGCTACCTTGTCGGTCAAGTTCTCGTTTGTGAAAATCTTACCATTATAGAAATCGGGGCAGGAAATGATGAAGCCTGCCTTCATTACGTAATTACATTGCTTTGGCATAGCCTTTTCTTTTTTGAGTTTTAGATAAATTTCAATCAAAGCATCGTGGTAACACTGCTGGCAGGTTGTCGGTACAAACCGCTTCCGTGTTACCTCGAAATATAGAGTTTCGATAACTGCCTTGTCGGATGCGTCAAAGGGACTGTCAAACCGTTCCTTCAACTCCCCGACCTTGGCTGTTGCTTCCTCGTAGGTCATAGCTTAACCTCCTACTGCTGTGGTCAGACTGGCGTACTTGGCTGCTGTGGTCTCGCTGTCGGTATCGAAAAAGAAGTAAGCTGCCTTCGGTACGCTCTCCTCTTCCAGCGTGATAAGCCAGCCGCCCTCGGTGTCGTCAGAGTACTTGTCGTTCTCGCCTGCGCTTGCCTTCAATGCCTGCGCATATCCGAATACCTGGTACTCTGCTTTTCCGTCCGCTCCCTTCGAAAGGTTGCGCAGGATGATGACAAACTTTCCGTTCGCCAAGCCGTCAATGATATTTGCGCAAACGTCAGGTGTGTTTGCCAATACCACGACTGCCACGGTGTTCTTCCAGCTGTTGCGGTACGTACCAACGGTAAGTTCTGTCTTGGTTCCAGTGAATGGCTTGCTGCCCTCCTGCCGGATAGCGTATGCCTTCTTGCCAGTCTTCAAGACCAATGTGCTAATTGTATTACCAACGACAGCAGACTTGGTGAAGTCTATGTCGTCTCGGTTGATGATAAGTCCATCGCCCTCCAATCCCTTTGTTACCTGGTCTTCGCAAGGGATGATGATGTCCTGGGCGATAAGGCTCTCGCAAGTTGTTGCCATATTAATTCGTTTTAAAATTGTTATATCCCCAACACCGTTTTGTGGGTGTTGAGGATTTGAAACTTAATACTTGATGAAGATATGGAGCGATTAGTAAGCTGCGTGGATCATATTCTCTTCGAGGAGAGCCGTGCCAATCTTACCAGTTGAATAGATATAGTTTCTACGCTCCTTGTGGTCGAACCAAGCATCCAGCTCACTAATGAGCGAATCCTGCGGTGTGCCGACCATCAGCTGCTTAGGGTTACAGAAGACCATACGATGAGGAAGGTTGTACGCTGTAGCGCCTTTCTCATAGCCCTTAATCATTCTGTCCCAAATGCTGACACTGGCAATTTTAATGCCGTTGTAGGTCGATGTTTGGAAGCCATCGAAGACCTTCTCCCAAGGCATAATGTCGTGGTAAGTCTTCTTGATGTCGTAAGTCAATGCGTCAGCCAGCGAGCGTGTCATAAGAAGCACAGCGTTCGGATCATCGATGATGCGTGAATCCACGTTCATAAGCATATTGTCTACAAGGTCGGTTGCCACACCCTGCTTGCGGATTGCCGCAATCTGCTCCGCCATCGTGGTTTCCTTGTTGGCTGCAATCTCGGTGCGGTTCTTTGTGGCTGTAGCTGCGAAAATTTTCTTGAAGAGACCATCGCAAGTGGTAAAGTACTCCTTCTTCAAGCCATCGGTCAGCTTGCCGCCCTCGGAAACAGTCTGCGCATCCTCAGCACCAAACCAGCCGAATCGCCAAACCATCTGCTTCATAGCACGCTCCAGTGCATCGGTGTAGATTACCATGAAGTCGGTGCTGGTGAGGTCTCCAATGTCTGTGCCGGTCTTCAAGCTGTACTCAGCGATTGAGCCTTTAAGCGAATCATAGCAAATCTTGATTGGTACTTGCCAGTCGCCAAGCTTCCAACGCTCCAATTTGTTGGCGATGCCCTTCTCGTCATACGTTGGGTCGCAACCGCTGCCAGCCTTGCCGACCATCTCCATCTCACCAATGATGGCGATAGGGTCTCCGTCCTTAACCTTAGTGATGGTGACGAAATCCGCAATGTCCTCATCCTTGTAGAATGTCTCCTGAACGGCATCCTTGATGGTCTTCAGATTTTCGGGTTCGAGGACAAAGTTCTCGAACTGCTTTACATCAAAAGTATTACTCATAATTTATAAATATCTAATTTGTTTTTTACTTGATTTCTTACAACGTTTTAGTCCTTGCTTGGTCGCTTCTTGAAACGATAAGCCTTGACCTTCTCGCTGATAGTCTTTGCGTCCGCCTTAACGTCCACCTGCTCTCCTGCGCCCTTGCCGCTTGGCTGTCGTTGTGATGGCTGGTAGTGGCTGCTGAAGCCTGCAAGCACCTTCTCCGCACCGCCTGCCATCTTCACTGCATTCAAGATGCGCATATCTTCCTTGCTCTTCGCAAGTTTCTGTGCGCTTGCCAGCTGTGCCTTGGTGTCACTCAACTGCTGCTTGAGTGCTGCTACCTGCTGCTGCAACTTGGCTACGGTGTCGTTGTCGGTGCTTGATGCGCTGCTGCCCTCACCGCCTTCACCACCCTCATTGTCGGTGTCGTCTGCGGTCTTAATGTCGGTGATTACACCATCCTCGACAACGATTGTCTTTCCATCTGGCATTTCAAACGTTCCGTCCGGACTTGCCTTGTCGCCAACCTGCGGGTCTCCCTCCTCACGCTCTACGGTCAGTGTCTGTCCGTCCGCTGTGTTGAGTTCCATAGCCTTTGGCTCCACCTTGGCTTGTGGCTCTACCTTGGCTTGTGGCTCTACCTTGGCTTGTGGCTCTGCCACCGCCTGCTCTGCTTCCTCCAGTGACTTCACGCCCAACTTGGCGAGGATCTTGTCAAGGAGAGAAGCCTTAACTTCTGTTTTCTTCTCCATTGCTTTTGGATTTTGTTGTTTTGAATTAATAAAATTTTCGATATTGCGCTTCGATGCGCTTGCGCTGATTGGTGCAACGGTGCTGCTTATAAGACCTAGGCGCAAAGCCTCGCTGGTGCTGATGAAGATGTCCTTATCCATCAAGGCTTGAATCTCTTCCCGGTCGCACCCGCACCGCTCTACGTATGCGTCCACCATCTTGTCCTGCCACATCTGCATTTCCTCGCCCTGGTTCTTCAAGTCCTTTGCGTTCAGCTGGTCGCCCAGACACCAGCCGGGAACCCACGGATTGTGCAGGAGAAAGGCAGCGTTCTCGTATGCCTTGCGGCTCTCCTTTGGTGCTGCCAGCATAATGATTGTTGCCATACTAGCAGCCTTGCCCTCAATGGTGCAGGTTATCTTCTTGCCGCTCTGTCGCAGTCGGTCGTAAATCGCCCAGCCTTCGACAACAGAACCGCCATTGCAGAAGATACGCATATCGATGGTATCATCATCCTTCGGTATGCTTGCCGCAAAAGCATCTATATCTTGAAAGCATACGCAGTCACCACCAAACCATTGATACCAAAACTTGTTGTCTTGGCTGTCGATGTCGTTGTATATTCTGAGTTTAGCCATTGAAACGTTATTTTTAAGTTTTAAAACGCTGCAAAGATACGATTATTTTCGATATGTTTATCTCATAAACAGTTAATTTTCCTAAACAAGCCGAAAATTTGCGCTCTAAGCGGCTTTTACTGCCTTGGGCGTATAACTTTACCACCTTCGACCAAAAACCGCTCAGAACGCAAATTTTGATAAAATAACAACACCATTAGAGCCTGCCGATATTCTCTATCGTCTGCACTCTCCGCTGTGTTCTGTTTATCTCTTCAACGCTCACTACTGGTTGTGGCGCCATCTGATACCCTCTGGCTACAGCTGCCGCAAGCATATCCATACCGATGTTGCTGCCTCCGTTGTTTACTACGATAGGAACGCCACCTCCTAGCTGGTTGAATGCGGATAATATCGGACTGAACATCGATGTCGCCTTGGCGGTCATTACGCTCTCTCCATTGGAAAGCCTTGCCGGGATGCTGTCGCTCGTTCCAGTGCCCGAGCCTTGGACGTAGCCACCAGTGGAGAATCCCTTGACTGCTGCCTTGGCTGCTGCAAACGCTGCCTTGATTAAAGCAAGCTTGGCTGCTGCACTTGCAACTCCTGCCCATCCGCCATGAAGAATACTATCTGCAAGAATAGCTGCATAAGACGTAGTTATCTGCTTCTCTATCGCATCTAGGTAGGTTGTCAGCATGGTTTTGAGGAAATTATGAAAAGTCAGATCCTGACTCTCGAAAAACGCAGCCAACCCATCACCGATTATAGCGATGTAGTCTGCAATCTTCTGATTTTGTTCTTGCAGTATCTGTTGCTGCTCTTTGTTTGCTTCGGCTTGCAACTCGATAGTTGTATCGTGCAGTTCCTGCTGTAACAACTTCTGCGCTTCAACATTCTCTTGGGTCATTGCAAGTTTCTGCTCTAGGAAAGCCTTGTATCTCTCCAGCTTGGCTGCATTGTTTTTTTCCTCGCCAGTGCCACCGTGCATAATGTCCGCTTCCCTGCGCTTCTTCTCTGCTTCCTCGAACTCCTTGTTGATTTCGTCCACAATCTCCTTTGCTTGGTTCTTGATGTCCGCCTTCGCCTTAATCATAATGTCGAGCAGCTTAGCCTGCATTTCCTGCGCCTTTTCCGCTCCTATCTCTCCAGCCGCCACGTATGCGTCAATGCTCCTTGCCACCATATCCTTCTCCAGCTGTTCGAGGTCGTTGCTGTAGTCTCGCTCGTTGTCGTACATACCTGCGAGGTATCGCTTCTTTGCGTCCATTACTTGCTCGTTGTACTTGTACTGGATAAGTGCAATCTGTGCCTGCAATTCCTTTTCCTGCTTCTTTCTGCGCTCTGCCTCTGCCTTGGCTTCCGCTTTCTCCTTGGCTCTCTGTGCCTTGGTCTTGGTGGTGCTGCCCTTGGCTGGTGTCGTTCCCTTGTTTCCGTTCACTGGCTCGCTGCTGGTCGCTCCACCGTCTAGGTTCGCAAGTTTCAGATGCTTCAGTCTTCCGTTCACTGCGTTCTCGTATCCGTCAGCGAATGCGTTTCCAAAGTCTGCGCCAGTCTGCTTAATATCATTCCATCCTTCCTTGATAAACTTGGAAAGGTCAAATATCTCCTTGAATCCCTGCTGTGCCTTGGAAAGGTCGAACGTTACGATACCCTCCAATATATCGAGCGCACCCTTTAGACTTCTGCCGACTTGTTTCATTGCATCGATGATAAGGTTTGCCACGCCTCTAACTACAGACCAAACTCCACGAAAAGCAGCTCCAAGTGTCTGAATAACTCCACGCAAAAGAAGGCTCTCGTTGTACCAGTCGATGAAGTAGTTGATGGTGTTGAACAAACCCTTCATTATCTGAATGAGCACCTTCGTTCCGAATTGTTTTCCTGCCGTGATGATTGATGCAAAACCCTTTTGACTGAAATCGAACATAGAACTCATATAGGTGTTCAGTTCCTTTTGTAACTTGATGTTCTCCAGCTGCACATCTCCCCAGGCTCCAGTCTGTTTCTTCACTTCGTCAAGGCTGGTGCTCATCGTGTCGAGCTGTTCGATAAGCTGAATACCAGCTGCCGCTCCCTGCTTTCCGAAGACGTTTTTCAGTATATCTCCAACCTGCTGGCTGTCCGCTCCAAAGTTCTTCATCTTCGAAGCTACCTGCTGGATGATGTCGAATGTGTTCTTCGTGCCGTTGGCTAGGTCTTGCTGCACCTGCTTTGATGAAATGCCGATAGCGTCAAGGCTTGAAGCCGTTCCGCTGCTCATCTCACGGATTTTCTTGCTAGCCATAGTGATAATGTCTAGACCCTTATCGCTGAAAATGCCGCTTCTGGTCTGCTGCAATATCGCCACAAGCTGGTCTGCCGATATTCCTGCATCGTGGAAGGTGGGCGCATACTGCTGTATCTTCTGCAACATATCGCCCGATAGGTCTGCACCGCTTGCAAAGCCCTTGTTGATTACGTCCATCGCCTGCTCGCCCGATAGATGGAAATTAGCCATAAGGTTGTCAGCCGTTCCGAGAACGTCCTTGAAATCCTTTCCCATGGAGTCCGCTGTGGCTGCGATGCTGTTCCTCATCGTCTCCAATGCCTCCCCGGTGTAGCCAGTGAATTCCTTTGTCAGTCGTGTGGCTTCCATCAATCCCTTGTTGTAGTCATAGAACCACTTAAATGTCATACCAACACCGACAACGCCAGCGAGTGCTGCAAAATATGGATTCATAACCAAGCCGATTGCGGTCTTACCGAACGCCTTCAGCTTGTCTGTCAGTCCATCCATATTCTGCGCCAGCTTGATGATGTTGCTAACCTCGGTATCATTGACAATATCCATACCAAAGAACTCCGTCCCCTGCAGGTCATCTGCTGCTTGCATCATCGAGTTGTAGTAATTGCCAACGTTGCGATAATATCGTTGCGTCTCCTCCTCTGCCAGTTTCAGCTTTTCCGTTATCTCGTTTATGTGCTTGGCTAGTGCTTGCCCCTTCGCTCCCTCACGCTCTGCCTTTGCCATCTCATCGTATTGCTTGGTGGCATTGGAAAGCTGGGCACGCAGCTGCTTCAAACTGCCCTCCTGCTCGTTCTCTGTGCGCACGTTGTTCTGGATTTCCTTCTGCAAGGCACGCACGTTGTACTGGTACTCCTTGATGGTTGCGTTGATGGCTTCCGTTTGCACCTTCATCTCGTTGGTCGTGATGGTCTTGTCTTTTTCCTGCTGCTGCAAGTCCTTGATGGATTGCTTTAGCTGATCAATCTTCTCCTTGTATCTGATGATTCCATAGATTGCATCCTCGTACTTGACCTTGATGTCAAGAATCTGCTGTTTGTCTTCACTTACCATAGTTCGTTCTTTTTAGTTGTTCAACTCTATCATTGTAACCTCGCAATATCCGCTGCTTGTGGTCTTGATTTCTAAAACCGCAAAATACGCTCCGTACTGGGCAAGGTACACTGGCTTCGTTTCGTCAAAATCCAGAATATCCAAGTCCGAAAGATTGAGCCGCTCTGTGATTACGTGCGCATTGGCGATGCTTGCTGCAAGCTGCTTGTACTTCGTATCGAAGATGTTCTGAAGGTCAATACCGAATCGCAGTGCCGCTTGCTCCTTATCATCCCTAAGCGTCATTATTCGCTCCTTGCATCCCTTATACTCTCCACCATTCTTCATGCCGAAAGAATCCAGTGTTCTTATCGGTATGCGGTTGTCATCGCTGGCTGCAAAAGGTAGCGTCCACGTGTCCTGCTCATAGTCCAAAGTCTGGTTGCTGATTGCGAGGTCTGCATCATAGTCCCCGGTTGTCTCTTCGTCTTCCTTCCACTTGTAGCGGTTGTGTTGCATGAAGTCTGAAACGGAATACTCGCTTTTTCGTGGTGCACCTTGGCGGTCATACGGAATGAGTTTTCCGCTCCAGTCGTAGGCGTTCGCCTTGTTTGCCCAAACTCTGGTAAACATGATAAACTGTACTTGCGTGCTATTTGTCAGCTGTCTAGGGAATGAGCCAGTTATCAAAGCCAAAAACTTAATGAAGTTTGTTACCTCGATTTCAGGCAGGTTTATGCCGATAGGGAAACTTCCCCCAATCGGTACGCTGTCCCCACTCTTGACGCTTGCCGTGATTTTGCCGCCATAAACGGAAGGCGGGTTAACTGTATTCACTCCGTGCATGATAGTCTCAAACGTCAGCACATCGTCCTTCTTTAGCGATATTGTGTTCGTTCCTGCCGAAAGTAAATAAAGATAGCCATCGATAGCATAGCTGCGTAGTACGACCGGGTACTTAACCTGCCCATCCTCGTATTTCAAATCTCCGAACTCGTATTCCTGCGTGGATGCCTCACCTCCAGTAGTGCTTGGTGTTGTCACGGTCATTTTCACGCCCATAGGCAACTGAATCTCCGCTGCGTCTTCAAACTGATGTCTGACGTAGTATTGCACTTGCACATCAAAGGTCAGTTCGCAATCCTTCGTTATCGTCAGTTTCTGCACGTCTTCGCCAGTGCTTGGCGATACGGAAGTTATGGAGTTACTGATGGAAAGAGTGAGTGCGCCTAGTCCGTCCCTGCTCTTAACGTCTGCGGTCAGATCACCGATGATTGTCTTGTCGTCTGCCTTGTTGTTGATGATAGGCACAACGAGGTTGTTCAACATCTTCTTTGCTTCATCATCCTGCCAAACGAAAGATACGCCCGACTTCCTCGCTATCCTTGACAATAGCCAGTTTACGGTAACACATGGCTGCAAGAATTTTGGGGATGTTTTATATTCATCCACCGCCACATCATCGCCTACGAAATCCTCCTTATTATCACCATCTATCATTTCGTTCATAGGTGTCAGCCCGGTAACTGATAGCGATAAAGTGCCATAATATTCGGCAGGCGCATTCACTACGAGGTATGCAGCTCTAGCCTCTCCTCTGATGGTGTATACGTCCAGGGTCTCGTCTTCTCCGCTCACGGATAGAACCCGCATATACTTATCCAGCACCGCATAACTTCTGTAATCGCCCTTTCCTTGTGCCTGCACTTTTGCCGTTGTCGATGGCAGGAAGGGAATGAGAGCACAAATCGTGTCCGATGCATTCTCTATCTTTCCGCTGATGTATTTTCCTACCTCTGTGCCAGTTCTGATGCGTCCACGGCTAGGCGAGTATTGTGTCGTGGTATACTTATTCCTCTGCACCAAGTTAATGCCAAAGTTATCTTTGCTTTCAATTCGGTATGGGTTGTAATAAGCAAAGAATATTCCCTTGCTCACGGCTTCCTCCCTTGTGTTCGGTGTGTTGTATTTCTCAAAAAGCACTCTGTCTGTCACTCCCAGTTCGTTCAGTTTCATTCCGCTCTCCAGTAGCTTCGTGAACGCTGGCATAATACCCCAGTAGATTGATACCTCGATGCTTTCCTCGATGCTCAGTACGTTCAATCGTCCGTCTTTGATAATTTGCACACCTCCACGGAAATAACTGCACTGGTGGAAAATAAAAGGGTATCTGCTGCCGCTCTTCGGTCTGTCAGCTTGCTGCAAAACTGAAAGGTTGTGCACCGTCCGTGGCAACTGGATGGTGTACGTGTAGTTCGATGTCATTTTCGTGACGTCACGAAAAAGGTTGCTCTTAATGTCGAGTACCACATCGGTGCTCTCCGGCAAATCCATCAAAACACCGTCTATATAAAGTTGCTGGTCTGTCATAATCTCTGAACGTTAATGTTATTGATTACCATTTCGCACACGAAATCCTGCAAGCAAGCTGTGCTCTTCGTGTAGCTTCCTGCCTTGATTGTTACGCCCGTCCACTGGTCTTCCTCTTGCGTCCAGTCTCCCCCTAGGTACATGTCAACGACTGGGCTGCTGGCTAGGTCTTGCAGCATATCGAACGTATCACTGTCAACCAACGGAGCACAAAGTTTGATTGAATCCGTGCGCTCGTATCCCTGCCTTCTTCCGCTGTCGCCAACGTAGCCGTATGTGTCGCTGTATCCGCACAGATTGTTGCGTATGAAACTAAGGTCGCTGGCAATCTCTCTCGTTTCCTCCCCAGACGCAAAGAGCCAATAGCGGATGAATCCGTGTCGGTCAATCCAACGCAGATAGATGCCGCTCTCGGTATCATCTCTGTCGATGCGCAGCAATAGTGACTGCTTGCCACCGGTGGCTAGACTGAAAGTAAGGTCGTAAGTATTGTCGAAAGTTCCCTGCTGAATCTCTCCATCGTAGTCGTAGATGTTCCAGTACCTTGCACCGCGCGGTAAGATGATTGCATTGAAGTCTATCATGTCGGTGGTCGGAATCTCCAGCAGTTTGTTGGGTGCTCCCTCGTAACCGATTAGCAGTTTGGTGTTCGCCTTACTTAAATACATACCAAAAGAGAACGGATAGTTGGTGAACCACGTAAGGCGTTTGTAGCCGTTCCAGGTCTCCCCGAACCTTGGCGCACCCCATACCACATTCGTAGTGAATTCGATGCTCGCAAGCTGTCCGTCTCTGTCATCGTATGCGTTAACCTTAACACTTATGTGCCGGGATAAGATGCTGGCGTCATAGTTCAACGTCCAGTCCACGCCTGCATTGATGCGTCCATCGAAAAAGGCTTGTACGTATGCCCTGGAGTCTGTAATGCACTTTCCGTTGAACGCCTCGACATTGTAGGCTCGTTCTGTGTTACCCCATCTGATTGTTACCTCAATCCACGATAGGTTGCTTCCACTCGCTCTTATGATGCAAGGCAAGAAGGCGAAGCACACTTCATCGGGATAGAAAAAAGAATATCCGTTGTTCTCTGTCTGTCTCATACCGTCTCATTGTTTAGTTTGATACTTCCCACCGACTGGTGGATTAAGAAAATAAGCCTCTGCCCGAGCCGTTTCATCGTGTCGGGCACAACGTTGCTGTATACGTCAGCCCTGCCGCCCGTCCGGTGCAGTTTAGAACCCTTGTTGGCGATGGTGTGGGCGATGGCTCCTGCCATGCTCATGTCGCCACGCTCTTGTGGTGTATACTTGTGCTGCCGCTTGGTCTTGTAGGGGATAGGTCTGCCGTGCAGTCCCTTGTCCTTCATCCACTGCCGGATGATGCCACGGAAGCCGTATGGTATCTTTCCTGCCCTTCGTCCGGTCTCGAGAACTCCGAATGGCTTGTGTCCCCAGAGGATGGTTTCTTCCTCGCTGGGCTGCTCCACCTTTAGGCTCGCAATCGTTCGCCCTGATGCGTTCTGTCCGTTGATACGTATGTGGTTGATGATAAGTTGCCGTGCTCTCTCCACTTCCTCACGCATGATGAGCGATGCCGCCTTGGGGTCGAATTGAATACCTCCCTTGCTCATACCTCACACCCTCCTATGCTCTGTGTCAGCTGAAGGGAGTACATTACGCCCGACACGATCGTGCTCAAACGCTCGATGATGGTCTCGTAGTATTGCTGCCCTTCCAATAGTTCGAACTGGTGCGACTGGTTGATGGCTCGTATCATCCTTGCCCCTGCCACCTTCATTCGGTCGATGCACTCTCCGTTGTCTTCTCCTTCCGCTCCCCTCGGTACGGTGTCGAGATAAGCCAGGGCAACGTTCACGGTGTCGTAAACCCTGCCGTTGCGTATCTCTGTCGTTCCGCTGGCTGGTATGATGCACACGATTGCCGGGTAGCTCAGCTTCTCCAGCTTGGTGTCCGCAGTGTCCCAGTCCTCGAAAAGGTAGGTGTAGTCCGGTAGCGTGTCTGCTGCCAGCTGCTTCAATGTTTCTCTGATTGTTGCCATAATTATCTGGATTTACGTTTCATCTCCTCCGCCTGCAACTTCTGCAGGTTCCGCTCGTAGAGACTTCTCTTGTTGTCCATCTCCATACACTTGTAGATGCGAAGCCACGGTGTCTTCAATACCTGGTCGTGGTCGCTGATGCCCATCCTCACTGCGTACCAGTCCAGCATACCGAACAATCCGAAGCGCAGGGTGTCGATGCCTGCCTCCTTCTCCAGTCTCGTTGGCTTCGCTGTGTCTGTGCTCTCGAAGAGCTTGTTGATGCGCTCCACCTCTGCTGTTACCCAGCCGATGAGCATAACGACATCAACCGCCCTTGCCTGCTCCACTTCCTTGTGGCTCAGACCGAGGACGGTTGTTACTATCTGATACAGACTTTCCTCGCTGTCGGATAGCTGGGAAAGATCAATCAGCTGCCCGATGGATAGCTGGTTGAGATTGCCGGGAACTTTCTTATCACCGACAAAAGCTGGTCGTGGCTGCTTGCCGATTTTATAGCTGGTGTGCCTTGCCACTGCCAGCCAGTACTTGAATGTAGTGTTCTTATCCATACGCTTTATAATTTTGTCGTAGTTATTGTCTCAATACGTGCGCCCTAGCCGTTCCGTGGCTTGCTACGGATAACTTCTTCAAGGCTACGTATCGTATTGCGTCTATGCCGTGGTTGAATGCGTCTATAGGCTGGTTCGTGGTCTCTCCATCCCTTGACTTCTTCCACTTGTATTGCTGCATATTCTCGATGATGCCGTAGCTTCGTCTGGTTATGTTGATGCGGAAACGCTTCAAGATGTCGATGCCGTTGTTGATGCTGTCCGCTCCCTTGGTGCTTCCTATTATCCACAGCCCTTGGTTGTGTATCTCCTGAATGCTCTTAGGCTCTGCCGAGTCCGCAATGATAAGGTCTCGTTTCGTCAGTCCTTGCTCCTTGCATCGGTCTGCGATGTCTTCGTTCGTCAGTCCGGGCTGGTAGATTTCCTCGTCCACCCATAACTCTCCGTGTGCGAGAATAACGTGCTCCAGCGCAGTTGGATCGTTGGTGAATCCGAAGTCCATACCCCTGCACTCCATCTTCCACTCCTCCCTTGGTGGCAGCTTGTCAACGATACCCCAGTTGGTGAATATAAGCCCGGTTATTTTTCCAGTCAGTCCACGCGCATATACTCGCCACAGCTCGGGGTCGTCAATCTCCTCAATCTTCTTGTGCTCCTGCTCAGTCAGGAATCGGTTGTTTCGGTGGTCGCTCAGTATCAAACGGCAGTCATCCCTGCCGATGATGTTGTTGTGCACCCAGAACCTTGCGCTTGGATTGTAGTCGATGAACACCTGCTTTCGGGTTCGGATGGCAAGCTGCCAAAATACTTCGTAGGGCACACCGTTCGCCTCGTTCACGAACAGGTAGTCACGCTTACCGTTCTTGGCATCCTGCGCATCCTGGTAACTCTTGAACTCGATGATTGAGCCGTTCTTTCCTCTGTAGCTGCTGTCGCTCTTGTTGTTCTTGAACCAGTCCAGCAACTCTGCCCTTGTGTGCAGGATGGTGTCGAGGTCTCGCATGGCTCCCACCTTCAAGTTCGGGAGGTCTTGACCGCACACCGTGATAATTGTCATCGGATGCTCAAAAGAAAGCACTATAAGACGCTGCATAATGGTGTATGTCTTCCCCGAGGACGTGCCTCCTTGGTTCACGAGAAACCTTGGCTTCACGTCCGCATTCGGGGCATACAGTTCACCAATAACGTCAAATAGTGCCATTCTTCTAACAAACTAAAACTTAAAACTTAAAACAAAAATTATGGTAGAGATTTATTCTTTATCCAGTCCCTCACGCTCGATTACTTCCTGCTCGCTGGATGCACATTCGTGCCCCGAATTGATGTAGCGTACCTCGATGCCGCCTTGGAAGCCTGCGTTCAAATCAAGCACGACCTTATCCAGTCCGAGCAGCTTGCAAATCTGCGTTTCTGCCTTGATGATGATGTCGAGGTAGCGTGGTTCTCCGAATCCTCGCTTCTCGGCATCGTACATTATCGCCTTGACGGTCTCGATTGAAATCTGCTTTCCTCGCTCATCTACGATAGGCAGTCCCTGCTGGGTCGCTGTCTTTTCGTGGTAGTCTTCCTTGGATTTCTCCCAGGCTTCCCACGCTTCACGTATTACCAGTTTCAACCTTGCCACCTCGCTGGTTATCTTTTCGTCCGTGTCGGTCAGTCTCTCTTCCCTCCACTCCTTCAATAACCGCTGAATGTCGCAGTGCGCTTGATTGTATTTCGGTCTGTCGAGCCGTTTCCTCACCTCTGCCGTGATTTCTCGCTCCGTCCATCCCTTGCGGTATAATGGTGCGATAATCTGCAAGCGGTTTTCGATGTCGATTTTCTGCGCTCGATGTTTGTTGTTATTACCTTGTGGCATACGATTCTTGATTTAAAATTTTGCTCCGTTGTACTTGTATACGATGTTTCCCTCGCTGTCTCGTTCGTCAGCTGGCAACATTGCCCCTTCGAACATCTTGTATGGCGAGTGCGCTGCCTGCGGATTGTTCCAGCACCACTTCATGTAGTCGGCTGCGCTCATCGTGTAATACTTCGAGTACTTCTCTCTTGTTCCCAGGTTCATCGCCTTCTCCAGTCTCGCCCTCAAAAGGTTCTCTGCATCCAGCTTGATGTCGCTCCACCTCACGTATCCCTTGCGCTTGCAAATGTTCAGTGCTTCGCACATCTGCCCCCTGCTGTAGTTCCACGTTGGCGGCAATCCGCAGCAACTTCCGTTGTGGCAAAGTTCCTTGAAGTGTGCGTCCGATACATAAAAGCGCATCCCCAGCTGGTCGCACAATTCCTTCATGTTCCTGAAGAACGGTTCTTTGACCTTGCGGTTCAGTCTCAGATAGCCGGACTGTACGCTGTACTTCTTGTAGAATGCGAGAATGTCGAAACCTGCCATCTTGCTGATGGTAGGCAACAATTCCCTCAATGTCGGGCTTCTTGTTTCGAGACAGAAGAATTCGGTGCTCAAAGCTGTAGCCCCTCTGTTGAATGCTTCCTTGATAAGGTCGAGGTACGTTGGCGTGCTCACTCCGATGATGAAGGGTCTCAGTCTCAGCGTTGCACCTCCTGCTCCTGCATTGGCGATGCGCTCGATGGCTTCAAGTCTTGCTTGTGGGCTTTCCACCCCTCGCTCTATTACTCTAGCCTTCTCTGCATCGCTGGTGATGATTGAGAACTTGAAGTTCCAGTTCTTCTGCCCTCTGATCAAGTCCATGTATCGCTCATCTTTGGTGAACCATGCTCCCTTGGTCGAGAAGCAAAGCGGATAGTCTATATCCTTGAAGAAGCGCAAAAGTTCCAGTGTCGTTCCGTACTTACGTTCGAAGTTGTCGAACTGGTCGCTCATGCTTCCCCACTGCATAACCTTGCGAGCCTTGATGTATGGCGCAAAGTCTCCACCGTGCTTGTCGGGGTCAATGAACATTCGCTTGATGCGCTCAACGCTCACGTCCTTAACCTCCTTGTGCAGGTATCCCTTCTTCTTGCTGCCAATACCTCGCTGGTTCTGAGCAAAGCAATACATACAGCCAAAGCTGCAATTATTGTAAGTATCAAAAGCCATTGGCATTGAGCAGTCGGGAAACTCGTATGTTATTCTTGGCGTGTTGCCATAATGTTCTGCCATATCC